GGGGAAGGGGTAGGGTTAGTATCAACATTAAGGGAGTTTAACAAGTCCACGGTGTCTTGGGTCATTTGTTCAAAACTTGGTATATAAAAACCCCGACTCGAATAAGAGGGCAATCGTTTTTCTGTGCGCTTCTTCCCACCTACCCACTCTCTCTGTTTTGCTAAGTGTTGCACCTTGGTCGATTTCTGTGTGACAGGTGTAGCAGAGTGATGCGATTCTGTAATCGTGTGCTTTAAGTCCACGGCCTTTTCCATCCCTTAGTTGATTTGAGTGTGCGGCAACCACTGTGCCATCTGTAGACCCGCAATGCTGGCAGGGAAAGCGTCTAACAATCTCTAGTAAGCTTTTATTGCGATACATTGGCATGATCCACGCTGTATTGTTCTAGCTTTTCAGCGGATTCTGCAATGTCTACCGCAATCTCCATCATCTGTATGGCGTTGTTGCTTTTTAGGGCATCGTCATAGTGACGGACTAGGGTTCTAAGAACCTGAAACTCGTTGAGTAATTCAATCATTTTAATATCCGATCTTGGTTACGGTTAGATACTTCTAAGGTCTGCCATGTAGCGTGGCGCAGTCTTGCGGCTTCTAGTTCCCACTTCAGCTTCTCAGCGTTCTCGGTCGCTATCCCAATAGCCTTGCATAAGTCTTGATAGTCTTGGCTGGCGTATGCTTCCCGTTCCTGCGCCCCAATGGTCTGTTCACCTGACTTCTGCATCATTATGGCTTTAAGACTGCTTTTAAAGGTTTCTAGCTGGGCTAACTCACCCTTGGCAGATGCGTACTTACCAGCGTTATCAAGGATAAAGTCTATACAGCGGTTTGGGTCAATCTCTCTCATTTTGTTTGCATCCAAAGTCCAATAGAACCTATGGAATAACCTAAAAAGGCTACACCAAGGCCCATATTTGTTTTTAAAAAACAATCGATTGCTGTACAAAAATAAATAACACCAACCGTTGCCACCAGCCATGAACTCATTCTCTACCTAACCTTTTCTTTATTAGTTTTTTTATGCGTTCTTCGTCTTTAGGGTATTGCTTTAAAAGCTTAACTACCACATCCCAGCCACGCCTTTTGGCTACACCGATATACCATTCGACTAGGTAGTTATCGGGAATGTGTTTCACATTTGTTCCTCAATCTGCTTAATCTTTTGGCTAATCCTAGCCCGCCATTGTTGCCAGCCTTCGCCCTGATAAGCGGGGCAGTTTATTTCCTGCGCCTTACGCATGGTTAGTTCCTCAGTCGAGTACCAAGGTAGTTCGGGCTTCTTGTTGGGTTCTAGGTCAATCTCGTCAGTCCAGCGTTCAGCGTTTAAAAACGAGGCAGGGTACGGGATGTAATCTTTTTGGGTCTGCTTAATCTTCCAGTATTTAAGGTAGTTAGGCATGGCTTCTAGGCATTCTTTTTGTTGAATAGGGGTTAGCCTGTTCCATGCCCGTTCAGCGTCTTTGCGCCCCATCTTTCGGGGGTATAGGGAGTAAAAGTCTTGAAAGGTCATTTGTTCATCCAGTAATAAAGAAATGCGGCAATTATCATGACCGTGGCAAACAGGATAAAAGTTCCTATTGCAAACACGGTCATTATGGTTTCGATCATTTAGCGATTTGCTCAATTTTGTAATACTGGGGATTCTTACGAGCAAGAATAAAGTACGCTTGTTTGATAGTTACTGGAACACTCCAGTTACGCCATTCATTTTTGTAATCATCAAATTGCATTACTACAAACTCTTTTTTACCTTGACCTTTTGATTTCATTTGCTTCTCCTTTTTCTATCTCACTCGTTATTGAGTACCTCTAGTTTATTAAGGTAGCTTAACCATGTCAAGGGTTTTTTAGCTTTTTTTTTCTAAGTATTTTCCCTAAGTGTTGTTTTTTTCCAATATTCAGCTAAACCGCCTGTATTGTAGGCAAGTCCGAACACCTCAGTCATTTCTACGGGTCTTGCTTGTAGAAAGGTTAGGTGGTCGTTTACCGCTTTTAGTATTTCGGGCGGTGGTGGTTCATCAACCCAAACCCATTTGCCAGCTTGTTTTTTAAGCATCGTTTCTCCATAGAACGACCAACGCTGAACTAGCGGTACTGTCAAGAGATGTATCCCGTAACGCTTGGTACATAGGCTGGCTTGACCCAGTTCCTATCGGCTATCGCAGGTGTCGACCCTCGCTCCAGCGCATCCATCTCCGCTGGCCTCTAGCCCATCCCCGACTTCTTCTAACACCCTGTCGTTTCGGGTGGCAGAATAGAAAAACCCCTTTGGACTGATCTAAGGTGAATATGCTTAATAAATGCCCTTTAACTCATTTACTAAACACTCAGATCAGACCGAAGGGGTCTGTGTTTAAAGGGTAACTACGAAGCAGTATTCACTCTGCCAGCACAGTATACATCAATCTAATTCAGGCCAAATTAATTTATAACTTTCAGGAAATAGGGTCTTTCTGTTTACTAGCCCGTGACTTTGTTTTTCAAGGGTTGCGGCTAGGATCACCAGCTTATCGTAGGGTATGTCCCCGTTCTGCCACATGGATACGGCAGGAACGCTGATATTTAGCAATTTAGCAACCTTGGTAGGGCCACCCAATAAACGAATGATAGCGACTGAGTTCATAAGGTATCTTAACATATTTCTTGCATTAGTTGTTAAGTTAAGTTAATATGGGTGTACGGTATGTGCCGTGATAACAGGAGAACTCATATGAGTGAAATAGAATCGCAAACCAATGACTTACTACAGCTTCAAGGTGAACTTGAACGCATCTTTACTGTGCTAGAAGGTGGCACAGACTTATCCAAAGAACAAATTGACCTACTGCGCTATGGCTGTGGCTTTGCGCCAGTTAATCGTCAGCGTGACTTCTTACAAGGTGTATTTAACGATTTAAACCCATACGGGAGAACAATATGATTATTTCTGATACCCAACGAGATTTTAGAATTGCCCCTGCTGGCTTGCATATGGCAAGGCTTTATTCTGTAATTGACTTGGGCCACCAAGCTACAGAGTGGGCTGGGGAAACCAAGATCATGCACAAGGTCGTATTGACTTGGGAACTGCACGGGGATGATGATGCAGGGCTACCACTAAAAACAGACGATGGTAAACCATTAATCGTATCTAAGCGGTATACAGTCAGCCTTGGGGATCAGGCACGGTTACGCCAAGATTTAGAGGCATGGTCAAATAAAAAGATGACCGCAGAAGATCGTAAGAACTTTGACCTCAAAGGCTTACTGGGTAAGTTTTGCATGGTTAATATCACGCACTCTGAGGATGGTAAGTACGCTAATATCTCAGGTATCAGCCCTGTACCGTCTGCCTTGCGTAACGCCCAGCCTGAAGGAATTAACCCTACAAAAATCTTTTGGATACAAAATTTTAAACAGGAAGAATACGATGCGCTACCTAAGTACTATAAGGAAAAGATAGCGGAGAGTAGTGAGTGGCGGGGTCAACAGGAGCGTGAAAAGAACGCACCCAAGATTCAAGATGATGATTTATCCGATATTCCCTTTTAAGGAAGAAAATGTTAATTAAGGAGAAGCTAAGTGAATCAGGTCATTGGTACAAGAAGGATGGTAGTCCTGCCTACACAACTATCGGCAAAACTGGGGAACGGGCAACAACGCTCCGTGACGCACGGAAACTCGGACTTTTGCCAAGTGTTACAACAATTAACGGAATGCTATCGAAAGCAGGGCTTGATACATGGAAACAGCAACAAGTTCTCTTAGCCGCATTGACTTTGCCTAGATTGCCTGACGAACCTGAAGCGGATTGGTTAGCTAGGGTGATGCAGGATAGTAAAGCGCAGGGTCGAGAAGCGGCAGAACGAGGTACTGCAATCCACGCCATCATTCAAAGCTGGTTTGAGGGGGTCTATATGCCTGAAAAGCCACCTTACATTAACACCATCATAAAAACTTTAGAGAATGCCTTTGGAAGCCAGCTATGGCTCTCAGAGAAGTCTTTTGCTCATCCGCTAGGGTATGGTGGTAAATGCGATCTAATGGCTAGGGCGGGCTTTATAGTGGACTTTAAGACCAAGGATACCGACCTTGACAAAGTAGATGTTTACTTTGAGCATGAGATGCAGTTAGCCGCCTACCGAGAGGGTCTAGGAGTGCCAACGGCTAGGTGCGCTATCGTCTTTGTCAACGGTACGACCAATCAGGTCAAACTCATTGAAATTGAGCAGGATCGGCTTCAAAAGGGCTGGGAATGTTTTGAGCATTTGTTACGGGTTTACCAAATAAAAAACGGCTTATAATCAAAGTTCCTTCACGGGAACGGGGGAAAGCGAAAGCAAGTACCCCACTTTTTTATGGGCGTTAAGCCGCCAAAGTAGGATGCAGTAATTAGGGAATTTTGCGGCTTTCTGCCCTATTCGTAGTAACTGCTAAATACTGCCCTGTTGTTTTTCTCCAAAACTTAGGGTTTGTCCTAATAAAAATACCTTGCATTGTTAAGATTACTTAACTTATACTGTCATTACTGCATCGGGCAGTGAGATAGATAAGGAGAATCAAATGCAAGTTTTAGACCTACAAATTACCAAAGTTGACCAATTAGGTATGCTTTTGGCACAGATTGCTGACCTAGAAGCACAGGCAGAAGCACTTAAGACTGAACTCAAGCAGGAAGAAGGCCACATCGAGGGTAACCTTTACAAAGCCTGCGTGACTTTATCCCAGCGCAAGACAGTAGATAACAAGGCTGTGTACGCAGAAGCCAATGTACCTGCCGAGTTAATCGAGAAGCACACCAAAACCACCGCAGTTATTACTTTAAAAGTTACAGCCCGTTAACCAACGCCCCCACGGGGGCATAAGGATATTTATGAAACCTATTTTATTGCTAAGCCTGCTAAGTCTTACCGCTTGTAGTTCTTTTGAACCACCCAATGTCAGCCTTGAAACTGATAAACAGGCGTTTCACATGAGCCGTGCTCAAGTCATACTGGGCATTACCGAGTGTGAGGATGCAGGTACACGCCCCGTAGTCATCACCGCCAAGC